TCTGCAGCCATGCTGCTGGCGTCGGCCTGCTCCCGACGGCTGGTTACCCAGACATCCCGTATCGGCTCCATTGGCGTGATGATGAGCCATGTCAGCTATGCCGGTCATCTGGCGCAGGCCGGTGTTGATATCACGCTGATTTACTCAGGGGCGCACAAGGTGGATGGCAATCAGTTTGAAGCGTTGCCGGCAGAGGTTCGCCAGGACATGCAACAGCGCATTGATGCGGCGCGCCGGATGTTTGCTGAAAAAGTGGCGATGTATACCGGTCTGTCTGTTGATGCTGTCACGGGAACAGAGGCCGCCGTTTTTGAAGGTCAGTCCGGCATTGAGGCCGGGCTGGCGGATGAATTAATCAATGCGTCGGATGCCATCAGTGTGATGGCCACGGCGCTGAACAGTAATGTCAGAGGAGGCACTATGCCGCAATTAACTGCAACGGAAGCCGCCGCGCAGGAGAACCAGCGAGTGATGGGGATCCTGACATGCCAGGAAGCGAAAGGACGTGAACAGCTTGCCACGATGCTGGCAGGACAACAGGGCATGAGCGTTGAACAGGCCCGGGCGATTCTGGCCGCGGCGGCACCACAGCAGCCGGTGGCATCCGCGCAGAGTGAAGCCGATCGCATTATGGCGTGTGAAGAAGCGAAAGGTCGTGAACAACTGGCGGCAACGCTGGCGGCGATGCCGGAGATGACGGTGGAAAAAGCCCGCCCGATCCTGGCTGCTTCACCGCAGGCGGATGCCGGACCCTCACTCCGTGATCAGATCATGGCACTGGATGAGGCAAAAGGGGCTGAGGCGCAGGCTGAACAGCTGGCTGCCTGCCCGGGAATGACTGTGGAGAGCGCCCGGGCTGTGCTGGCTGCGGGATCAGGTAAGGCAGAACCGGTCTCTGCATCCACAACCGCCATGTTTGAACGCATCATGGCGAACCATTCACCGGCAGCGGTACAGGGTGGCGTGCCACAGACGTCAGCAGACGGTGATGCGGACGTGAAAATGCTCATGGCCATGCCATGAAGCCAATGCTGACCATCAACAGGAGGTTTTTACAATATGGTGACGAAAACTATCACTGAACAGCGTGCGGAAGTACGTATTTTTGCCGGTAATGATCCGGCTCATACCGCCACAGGCAGCAGCGGGATTTCCTCGGCAACACCGGCACTGACGCCCCTGATGCTGGATGAGGCCACCGGGAAACTGGTGGTCTGGGACGGACAAAAAGCCGGTAGTGCGGTTGGCATACTGGTACTGCCGCTTGAAGGCACAGAGACGGCGCTGACCTATTACAAGTCGGGGACCTTTGCGACGGAGGCAATCCGCTGGCCTGAAAGTGTGGATGAACACAAAAAGGCCAACGCCTTTGCCGGCAGTGCCCTGAGTCACGCGGCGCTGCCGTAACACGTTATCAGGCCACCGCGGTGGCCTGACTGATTTCTGAATGAAAGGAACTGATTTATGGGATTGTTTACGACCCGCCAGTTACTCGGTTATACCGAACAAAAAGTGAAATTTCGTGCGCTGTTTCTGGAGCTGTTTTTCCGCCGTACGGTGAATTTCCATACCGAAGAGGTGATGCTGGACAAAATTACCGGAAAAACGCCGGTGGCGGCCTATGTTTCCCCGGTTGTTGAAGGAAAAGTGCTGCGTCATCGTGGTGGTGAAACCCGCGTGTTACGTCCGGGCTACGTCAAGCCGAAACACGAATTTAATTACCAGCAGGCGGTTGAGCGTCTTCCCGGTGAAGATCCGGCTCAGCTGAACGACCCGGCCTACCGTCGTCTGCGTATCATCACTGATAACCTCAAACAGGAAGAGCACGCCATTGTCCAGGTGGAAGAAATGCAGGCGGTGAATGCCGTGCTGTATGGCAAATACACGATGGAAGGAGACCAGTTCGAGAAAATTGAGGTCGATTTTGGCAGGTCGACGAAGAATAACATCACTCAGGGTAGTGGTAAGGAGTGGTCAAAACAGGATCGTGACACGTTCGATCCTACACATGATCTTGACCTCTACTGCGACCAGGCCAGCGGTCTTGTGAATATTGCCATTATGGACGGTACCGTCTGGCGTCTGCTGAATGGCTTTAAATTGTTCCGCGAAAAACTGGATACCCGTCGCGGCTCTAATTCGCAACTCGAAACAGCGGTGAAAGACCTGGGCGCGGTGGTGTCCTTCAAAGGGTATTACGGCGATCTGGCCATTGTGGTGGCAAAAACGTCTTATGTGGCAGAGGACGGTACCGAAAAACGTTATCTGCCTGAGGGCTCGCTGGTCCTGGGGAATACGGCAGCAGAGGGCATTCGTTGCTATGGTGCCATTCAGGATGCGCAGGCGTTGTCCGAAGGTGTGGTGGCCTCTTCCCGTTATCCGAAACACTGGCTGACGGTAGGGGATCCCGCCCGTGAATTTACCATGACGCAGTCCGCGCCGCTGATGGTGTTGCCGGACCCGGATGAGTTTGTGGTGGTACAGGTGAAATAATCCGTGAGCGGGGGCGAAATGCCCCCGTGTCTTTTTTCACAGGGGGATGATATGGCAACGAAAGAGCAAAATCTGAAACGGCTTGATGAACTGGCCCTGATTCTGGGGCGTGAGCCGGATATATCCGGGAGTGCCGCAGAGATAGCGCAGCGGGTGGCAGAATGGGAAGAGGAAATGCAGTCATCCGGCGATGATGTACAGGTTATGAATATGGATATCCGGGAGAGGGAAAACGCGGCTCATGATGTTCGTGAGGAAACATCCGGCGCGTTAACGCGCATCAGAGTTCTGACCTGCCTCCATCTCTGTGGCGTTGATGGTGAAACGGGGGAATCCGTTGAGCTTGCGGATGTTGGTCGGGTGATTCTGATTATGTCCTCAGATGCAAAAACACACGTTGATGGTGGAATGGCTGTTTATGCGTGATTTTCAGAATGCCTTTGATGCCGCCCTTGCCGGGGTGGACAGTACGATTGTTGAAGTGATGGGCATCAGTGCGCAGTTCACCTCCGGTGCACAGCGTGGCGGCGAAGTTCAGGGGGTTTTTGACGATCCGGAGTCGCTGGGGTTTGCCAGTAGTGGGATCCGTATTGAAGGAAGCAGCCCGTCATTATTTGTGCGGACGGATACGGTTCGTGCCGTGCGGCGTGGTGACACGTTGACCATTAATGGTGAGATGTTCTGGGTGGATCGTGTTTCTCCGGATGACGGGGGCAGTTGTTATCTCTGGCTGAACCGTGGGCAACCACCCGCAGTTAACCGGCGACGATAAACGCAGGGTGAATTATGGCGATAAAAGGGCTTGATCAGGCGATTGAAAATCTGAGCCGGGTTCGTAAAAACGCCATTCCGTCGGCTTCAGCAATGGCTATTAACCGCGTGGCTACAACGGCGATTAATCAGTCTTCATCACAGGTTGCCCGGGAGACCAGGGTGAGCCGGAAACTGGTAAAGGAACGGTCCAGACTGAAACGGGCGACGGTCAGAAATCCGAATGCCAGAATTATCGTTAACCGCGGTGATCTCCCTGCTATTAAGCTGGGGATCAGGATGCTTGGTCATCGTCCGAACAGCATACTTAAAGCCGGTCAGCATCGTTATCAGCGGGCATTCATCCAGCGATTAAATAATGGGCGCTGGCATGTTATGCAACGTTTGCCAGAAGCCCGGTATGCGAAGGGCAATGACGATAAAGGAAGGAAAAAGCGTAATCGTCTTCCCATTCAGGTGGTTAAAATTCCGATGGCGGCCCCACTGAAGCAGGCTTTTGATGAGAACGTTAACCGTATCCGGCGAGAACGTCTGCCAAAAGAACTGGGCTATGCGTTGAAACAACAACTAAGGATTGTGATAAAGCGATGAAACATACTGATATCCGTGCTGCAGTGCTGGATGCACTCGAGCAGCATGAACACGGGGCGACGCTGTTTGATGGTCGCCCCGCTGTTTTTGATGAGGCGGATTTTCCGGCAATTGCTGTTTATCTCACCGACGCTGAATACACGGGCGAAGCGCTGGACAGCGATACCTGGCAGGCGGAGCTGCATATTGAAGTTTTCCTGCCTGCTCAGGTGCCGGATTCAGAGCTGGATTCGTGGATGGAAAGCCGGATTTATCCGGCGATGAGTGCGATCCCGGCACTGTCAGGCCTGATTACCACGATGGTTACGCAGGGCTATGAGTATCGTCGTGATGACGATATGGCGTTATGGAGTTCTGCTGATTTGACTTATTCCATTACATACGAGATGTGAGGACGATATGCCAACACCAAATCCTCTGGCACCGGTAAAAGGTGCCGGTACCACCCTGTGGGTTTATAACGGTCAGGGTGATGCCTATGCAAACCCGTTGTCAGACGATAACTGGCAGCGACTGGCACAGGTAAAGGATCTGACGCCGGGCGAGATGACGGCAGAACCCTACGATGATAACTACCTGGATGATGAAGACGCGGACTGGACTGCGACCGGGCAGGGGCAGAAGTCTGCAGGAGATACCAGTTTTACGCTGGCCTGGAAACCGGGAGAAGAAGGTCAGAAAGGGCTTATAGGCTGGTTTGAAAGCGGGGATGTGCGGGCCTATAAAATCCGTTTCCCGAACGGCACGGTGGATGTGTTCCGTGGCTGGGTCAGCAGTATCGGTAAGGCCGTAACGGCGAAGGAAGTGATCACCCGTACGGTGAAAGTGACCAACGTGGGTAAACCTTCTGTGGCGGAAGAACGCAGCGAAATTACGCCGGTCACTGCGATTAAGGTGACGCCGACATCCGGTACGGTGGCAAAAGGGAAAACAACAACCCTGACGGTTTCTTTTGAGCCGGAAAGTGCAACCGACAAAACGTTCAGAGCGGTTTCCGCCGATCCGTCAACGGGAACCATTGCTGTGAAAGATATGGCGATCACTGTGACGGGGGTTAAGGCTGGAAAAGTGAGTATCCCCGTGATTTCCGGTAATGGTCAGTTTGCCACGGTAGCTGAAGTCACCGTTACTGAAGCGGGCGCTGCAGGGTAAACGGAGGTAATACATGTTTCTGAAAACCGAACAATTTGAATATAACGGTGTGTCCGTCACGCTTTCCGAATTGTCTGCGCTGCAGCGTATTGAGCATCTTGCCCTCCTGAAACGGCGTGCAGAACAGGCAGAATCCAGCGGCAACCTGCAGGTAAGCGTGGAAGATCTCGTCAGAACCGGCGCGTTTCTGGTGGCGATGTCCCTGTGGCATAACCATCCGCAGAAAACGGCATCACCGTCAATGAATGAGGCTGTGATGCAGATCGAACAGGAGGTGCTCACCACCTGGCCTGCGGATGCCATTGCCCGGGCGGAAGATGTGGTGTTGCGTCTGTCCGGGATGAGCGGGGCTGTTCATGCGGATACTGACAGCACCGAAGTGGCGAAAAATAACGCGCTGACTGATGATGATTTTTCTGCGGGAAAGTCTTCGACGGCGAGCTGAATTTTGCCCTCAGACTGGCGCGTGAGATGGGGAGGCCTGACTGGCGCGCCATGCTTGCCGGGATGACATCCACCGAATATGCCGACTGGCGACATTTTTACCGTACGCATTATTTTCTCGATACCCAACTGGATATGCATTTTTCCGGGCTGACGTACGCCGTACTCAGCCTGTTTTTTTGCGATCCGGATATGCATCCCTCTGATTTCAGTCTGCTTGCCCCCCGGCGTGAGGAAGCGCAGACGGAGATGCCGGATGAGGAAAAAATGCTGATGCAGAAAGCGGCAGGACTTGCCGGAGGCGTCCGGTTTGGTGGGGACGGAGGGCGTGAGATTTTATCGTCTGCGGATGTGGCGGATGTCAGCGAGGATGATGTCGCATTAATGATGGCTTCAGCGGGGATTTCCGGAGGTGTGAGATATGTCCCAGCCGGTTGGTGATCTTGTTATTGACCTGAGTCTGGATGCGGTCCGTTTCGATGAGCAGATGAGCCGGGTAAGGCGTCATTTTTCCGGACTGGAGACTGACGCCAGAAAAACCGCCGGTGTTGTTGAGCAGAACCTGAGTCGTCAGGCGCTGGCTGCACAAAAAGCCGGGATTTCCGTCGGGCAGTATAAAGCGGCCATGCGAACCCTGCCCGCACAGTTTACGGATATCGCCACGCAGCTTGCCGGTGGTCAGAATCCCTGGCTGATCCTGCTGCAACAGGGCGGTCAGGTGAAGGACTCCTTCGGCGGGATGATCCCCATGTTCAGGGGACTTGCCGGTGCGATCACCCTGCCGATGGTCGGGGTCACCTCGCTGGCGGTGGCGACAGGTGCGCTGGCGTACGCCTGGTACCAGGGGGATTCCACGCTTTCAGCGTTTAATAAAACCCTGGTTCTTTCCGGTAATCAGTCCGGACTGACTGCCGATCGCATGCTGACGCTCTCCAGAGCCGGACAGGCCGCAGGGCTGACGTTTAACCAGGCGAGTGAGTCACTGGCAGCCCTGGTGAATGCCGGTGTGCGTGGTGGTGAACAGTTTGATGCCATCAACCAGAGTGTCGCGCGTTTTGCGTCTGCATCCGGTGTGGAGGTGGACAAGGTTGCAGAGGCTTTCGGAAAACTGACTACCGACCCGACGTCGGGACTGATGGCGATGGCGCGCCAGTTCCGTAACGTGACGGCAGAGCAGATTGCGTATGTTGCACAGCTGCAGCGTTCCGGAGACGAGGCCGGGGCATTGCAGGCGGCGAACGATATCGCCACGAAAGGCTTTGATGAGCAGACCCGTCGCCTGAAAGAAAACATGGGAACACTGGAGACCTGGGCGGATAAAACAGGGAAGGCATTCAAATCGATGTGGGATGCCATTCTGGATATCGGTCGTCCTGAGTCCTCAGCGGATATGCTCGCCAGTGCACAGAAGGCATTTGATGAGGCGGATAAAAAATGGCAGTGGTACCAGAGCCGGAGCCAGCGCCGGGGAAAAACCGCCTCTTTCCGGGCCAACCTTCAGGGCGCATGGAATGACCGGGAAAATGCCCGTCTGGGGCTGGCAGCGGCCACGCTGCAGTCGGATATGGAAAAAGCCGGTGAACTGGCCGCCAGGGACCGGGCCGAACGGGACGCATCACAGCTGAAGTATACCGGAGAGGCGCAGAAGGCGTATGAGCGTCTGCTGACGCCGCTGGAGAAATATACCGCCCGTCAGGAAGAACTGAATAAGGCCCTGAAAGACGGGAAAATCCTGCAGGCGGATTACAACACGCTGATGGCGGCGGCGAAAAAGGATTATGAATCGACGCTGAAAAAGCCGAAGTCGTCAGGAGTCAAAGTGTCAGCCGGTGAGCGTCAGGAAGACCAGGCGCATGCTGCCCTGCTGGCGCTTGAAACCGAGCTCCGGACGCTGGAAAAACACAGCGGTGCGAATGAGAAAATCAGCCAGCAGCGTCGCGATTTATGGAAAGCGGAAAATCAGTATGCGGTCCTGAAAGAGGCAGCCACGAAACGGCAGTTATCTGAGCAGGAAAAATCCCTGCTGACCCATGAGAAAGAGACGCTGGAGTACAAACGCCAGCTGGCTGAGCTGGGAGACAAAGTTGAACACCAGAAACGGCTGAATGAGCTGGCACAGCAGGCTGCGCGGTTTGAACAGCAGCAGAGTGCGAAGCAGGCGGCAATCAGCGCAAAAGCCCGCGGACTCACCGACCGTCAGGCGCAGCGGGAGTCGGAAGAGCAGCGCCTTCGTGACGTGTACGGTGATAATCCGGATGCGCTGGCGAAGGCCACATCTGCACTGAAGAACACCTGGTCTGCGGAGGAGCAGCTTCGTGGAAGCTGGATGGCCGGTCTGAAGTCCGGCTGGGGCGAGTGGGCAGAAAGTGCGACGGACAGTTTTTCGCAGGTTAAAAGCGTGGCCACGCAGACCTTTGACGGTATTGCACAGAATATGGCAGCGATGCTGACCGGCAGCGAACAGAGCTGGCGTGGTTTCACCCGTTCTGTGCTCTCCATGCTGACAGAGATTTTTCTGAAGCAGGCCATGGTGGGGATTGTCGGGAGTATTGGCAGCGCCATGGGTGGTGCTTTCGGTGGTGGGGCGTCTGCCTCCACGGGGACGGCCATTCAGGCTGCGGCGGCGAACTTCCATTTCGCGACCGGAGGATTTACGGGAACCGGTGGCAAATACGAACCTGCCGGTATTGTCCACCGCGGGGAGTTTGTCTTCACGAAGGAGGCAACCAGCCGGATTGGCGTCGGCAACCTGTACCGCCTGATGCGGGGCTATGCGGAAGGTGGTTATGTGGGCGGTGCCGGAAGTCCGGCGCAGATGCGGCGGACGGAAGGCATTAATTTTAATCAGAACAATCACGTGGTGATTCAGAACGACGGCACCAACGGACAGGCGGGGCCGCAGCTGATGAAGGCGGTGTATGACATGGCCCGCAAGGGGGCGCAGGATGAGATTCAGGCGCAGATGCGTGATGGCGGCGTATTTTCCGGAGGCAGGCGATGAAAACATTTCGCTGGAAAGTGAAGCCGGATATGGAGGTGAACTCGCAGCCATCGGTGCGTGAAGTGCGTTTTGGTGACGGGTATTCGCAGCGTATGGCGGCGGGGCTGAATGCTGACCTGAAAACATACCGTGTGACGCTTTCCGTGACCCGGGAGGAGGCCCGACATCTGGAGGCATTCCTGGCAGAGCACGGTGGCTGGAAGGCGTTTCTGTGGACACCTCCTTATGCATACCGGCAGATAAAGGTGACCAGTGCCGCCTGGTCATCACGGGTTCGCATGCTGCGGGTTGAATTCAGTGCCGAGTTTAAGCAGGTGGTGAACTGATGCAGGATATTCACGAAGAAAGTCTGAACGAGTCGGTTAAATCAGAGCAGTCACCGCGGGTGGTACTCTGGGAAATCGACCTGACGGTACAGGGTGGTGAGCGGTATTTTTTCTGCAATGAGCTGAATGAAAAAGGGGAGGCGGTCACCTGGCAGGGGCGGCAATATCAGGCATACCCGATTGACGGCAGTGGCTTTGAGATGAACGGGAAGGGCAGCAGTGCCCGCCCGTCGCTGACGGTGTCGAATCTGTTCGGTCTGGTCACCGGAATGGCGGAGGACCTGCAGAGCCTGGTGGGGGCCACGGTGGTCCGCCGCCGGGTGTATGCCCGTTTTCTGGATGCGGTGAATTTTGTGGCGGGCAATCCGGAAGCGGACCCGGAGCAGGAGCTGAGCGACCGCTGGGTGGTGGAGCAGATGTCAGAGCTGACGGCCATGACAGCCTTGTTTGTGCTGGCAACACCGACGGAGACGGACGGAGCGCTGTTTCCTGGTCGCATCATGCTGGCGAACACCTGTATGTGGGATTACCGGGGAGATGAATGCGGGTATAACGGTCCTGCGGTGGCGGATGAGTTCGACACCCCCACCACGGATATCCGTAAGGACAGATGCAGCAAGTGCATGCGCGGGTGTGAGATGCGCGGCATGGTGGCTAATTTTGGCGGTTTCCTTTCCATTAATAAACTTTCGCAGTAAATCCAATGACACAGACAGAATCAGCGATTCTGGCGCATGCCCGGCGGTGTGTGCCTGCGGAGTCGTGCGGCTTCGTGGTGAGAACGCCGGAGGGGGAGCGGTATATCCCTTGTGTGAATATCTCTGCAGAGCCGGAGGCGTATTTTCGTATTGCACCGGAAGACTGGCTGCGGGCAGAGATGCAGGGGGAGATTGTGGCNCCCGGTGGTCTGCCCTGGCTGAGCGAGGCCGACCGGCGGCTGCAGATAAAAAGTGCACTGTCCTGGTGGCTGGTCTGCCGGGGGGACATTCATAAATTCCGCTGTGTGCCACATCTGACAGGACGGCGCTTTGAGCACGGGGTGACGGACTGTTACACGCTGTTCCGGGATGCCTACCATCTGGCGGGAATTGATATGCCGGATTTTGAGCGTGAGGATGACTGGTGGCGCAACGGTCAGAACCTTTACCTGGACAATATGGCGGTCACCGGCTTTTACCGGGTGCCCCTGTCCTCTGCACAGGCGGGCGATATCCTGCTGTGCTGCTTTGGCGCATCGGTGGCCAATCATGCCGCCATTTACTGCGGCAACGGTGAACTGCTTCACCATCTGCCTGAACAACTGAGTAAACGGGAGAGGTATTCCGAAAAATGGCAACGACGAACGCATTCTGTCTGGCGTCACCGCCACTGGCACGCATCTGCCTTCACGGGGATTTACAACGATTTGGCCGCCGCCTCAGCCTGTACGTGAACACGGCAGCGGAAGCCATCCGGGCGCTGTCGTTACAGGTGCCGGGATTCCGCCGTCAGATGAACGAAGGCTGGTACCAGATACGTATTCGCGGTGAGGACACGGCACCGGAGGCGGTGTACGCCCGTCTTCACGAACCTCTGGGTGAGGGGGCGGTCATCCATATTGTGCCGCGACTGGCCGGAGCCGGAAAGGGCGGACTGCGGATTGTGCTGGGGGCGGCAGCCATCGTGGGCTCTTTCTTCACTGCCGGAGGCTCGATGGCGTTATGGGGTACAGCCCTGAGTGCCGGTGGTTTTTCTGCCACCACGATGCTGTTTTCACTGGGTGCCAGCATGATTCTGGGTGGTGTGGCCCAGATGCTGGCACCGAAGGCAAAAACACCGGATTACCGCGCAACGGATAACGGTAAACAGAACACGTATTTTTCGTCACTGGACAATATGATTGCCCAGGGTAACCCGATGCCGGTGCCTTACGGGGAAATGCTGGTTGGTTCACGACGGATATCCCAGGACATCAGCACCCGTGATGAAGGCGG